GTCGGTCCTGTATCGCCTTGAGGTATCGAGAAAGCAAACACCTTAGCCGTGTCCGGCCCACTTGCTGTTACACCTATTGGTCCAGTAGAAGCGGTTGGAGTTCCAAAGCCCGCAGCAGGTCCAGTAGGTCCAGTTGGGCCATCCGGTCCTGTTGGACCTGTTGGACCCGTAGGCCCAGTAGCACCTGCGGGTATAGAGAATGCGAAAACTTTTGCTGTGTCAGGACCACTAGAGGTAACTCCGATAGGTCCGGTAGAGGCAGTTGGTGTACCGAAACCTGCCGCAGTACCAGTTGGTCCTGTCGGACCCGTAGGACCTGTTGGACCGTCTGCACCAGTAGGGCCGGTAGGTCCAGTTGGTCCCGTAGCACCCTGTGGTATAGAAAATGCGAATACTTTAGCGGTATCAGGACCGCTTGCTGTTACCCCAATAGGCCCTGTACTAGCAGTAGGTGTACCAAACCCTGCTGCCGTTCCAGTAGGACCAGTAGAGCCAGTTGGTCCGGTGGGTCCAGTCGGGCCAGTTGGACCATCGGGTCCAATAGGTCCTGTGGGTCCTGTCGCACCAGTAGGTCCGGTAGGACCTGTATCTCCGGCTGATGCTAATATACTCCAATAAGAAGTATTAGTAGGTAATATAGAGCCGGATGAAGTATGTGCTTGAATACAGATGTACGACGATTCGTCAACAGAATAGTAAACTGCGTCGTCTACTTGATAAGATACAGAACCACTAGACCACGTTCCTTCCCAAACTAAACCTTCCGGTCCTGTACTTCCCGCAGGTCCCGTAGGTCCAGTAGCCCCTGTTGGTCCAGTAGGACCTTCAGGTCCGGTAGGACCTGTCGGTCCAGTCGGTCCCGTAGGTCCGGTTGCCCCATCACTACCATCTGCTCCCGCAGGTCCGGTAGGGCCTGTCGGCCCAGTTGCCCCCGCAGGAATTGAGAAGGCAAAAACTTTAGCAGTATCGGGTCCTGATGCTGTTATCCCAATAGGTCCTGTACTTGCGGTTGGAGTACCAAAACCTGCGGCTGCGCCTGTGGGACCAGTAGGTCCTGTACTTCCAGTAGGTCCTGTTGCTCCCGTAGGCCCTGTCGGTCCATCTGAACCTGTCGGTCCTGTTGGCCCAACATCTCCTTGAGGTATGCTAAACGCAAAAACTTTTGCTGTATCAGGACCGGATGCTGTTATGCCTATCGGTCCAGTAGATGCCGTAGGTGTTCCGAACCCTGCTGCTGCGCCTGTTGGTCCGGTAGGTCCATCAGAACCAGTAGGACCAGTAGGTCCAGTTGGGCCTGTCGCACCATCGGGTCCAGTTAATCCAGTAGGTCCTGTTGGGCCTGTTGCCCCGTCAGCACCGGAAGGTCCTGTGGGTCCTATTGGGCCTTCTGCTCCCGTAGGACCAGTATCTCCTTGTGGAATAGTAAAGGCAAATATTTTTGCTGTATCGGGGCCGCTAGATGTAACTCCGATAGGACCTGTTGCTGCCGTAGGTGTCCCAAATCCGGCTGCTGTACCAGTAGGTCCGGTAGGACCTGTCGGTCCAGTCGGACCTGTTGCTCCATCTAAACCATCACTACCTGCTGCACCAGTAGGACCTGTCGGTCCCGTAGGTCCGGTTGCACCAGTAGGTCCGGTATCTCCTTGTGGAATCGAGAAAGCAAAAATCTTGGCTGTATCCGGCCCTGATGCTGTAACACCTACTGGACCTGTACTTGCTGTTGGTGTGCCGAATCCAGCAGCAGTCCCAGTCGGACCAATAGCCCCAGTCGGACCTGTTGGTCCGGTAGGACCTGCGGGTCCTGTCGCACCGTCTAAACCATCCGCACCTGCGGGTCCTGTTGCACCAGTAGGTCCAGTAGCCCCAGTCGGACCTGTCGGTCCGGCTACTCCTTGTGGTCCGGTAGGACCAGTAGGGCCTGTGGGTCCAGTTGGGCCGGTAGGTCCTGTCGCGCCCGTATCTCCTTTGGCTGAAAGAACAGCCCAATAAGAAGCATTTGGTGGCTCTTGGTTTGAATGTGCTGCTGTGGCTATGTAAGAGTTACCGTTGTGGGTAACTGCGTCATCAATAGAATAAGTAGTACCTGAGTTCCAAGCACCTTCAAAGACTAACCCTTCAGGACCGACTGCACCTGCGGGACCAGTTGGGCCAGTTGCGCCAGTTGGTCCTGTTGGACCAGTTGGTCCTTCCGGTCCGGTAGGTCCTGTTGCACCATCTACTCCGTCTGTACCTGCGGGTCCGGTAGGTCCTGTGGGACCAGTTGCTCCTGTCAATCCTATTGAGCCTTGAGGACCAGTAGGTCCTGTTGCTCCTGTGGGTCCAGTAGGTCCAGTAGGCCCTTCTGCTCCGGTTGCGCCAGTTAATCCAGTAGGTCCGGTTGGACCAATAGGTCCAGTAGGTCCGGTCAATCCGGTAGGTCCGACATCACCAGTTGGTCCAGTTGGACCAGTAGGTCCAGTAGCACCTACAACACCTACGGATGTGAATATGTTCCAAGTGTCGGTTGCATCTTTTCTAATTATAGCAGTAGAATACTGTGGAATTGTAGTAGTACCATTTAATGTAACCCCAACTGCACCTGCAATTGTTAAATCACCTGCTCCTTTGTTCATGACCTTTAATTCTGTCTTGTCGATAGGATATGCAATACTACTGTTTAGTGGTACTGTAAATGTAATTGATGTGGCTTTATTAGCCATAACTACTCTACCTTCATCTGTTCTTACGAAGGTATAATCATCGGTTTTATCAACGACAGGTCTTACATCAGCAGATTGACCTGCTTCTGTTGTACCATCACCAAAGAATACGAAACCGCTATCAGCATCTTTGAAAAGTTGTGCTGCGTGAGGCGTTACTGTTAGCCTATCTTCTTCAGTAGTAAATATTAGATTTTTATTGTCTGTCAGAACATCTACCATGCTAACCGCCCCCATATTGTCTGAATCGTATGTGTTGTATAAAACTAACTAAACATCCTACCTCTTGGGTGTTTAGTAGCAAACCATAATGGTTGCGTAGGATTGTGTCTGCTATAACCTATGGGTAAATCTTCGCCATAGATGCCTTGTAAGGTCGTGGGCCAATCTAAAAGGGCTTGTCGATAATCTCTTAAATCTTGTTGTTCGGTTGCTGATAAACTTTCCCACAATAACGGTTTTTGGAAATAATCAACATATATTTCTAACATTTTGTTTCTGCTACTTCTTACTTTTGCGTATGCTTCTTCCATATCCATTTAATCACCTCACGCTATTGTAAAGTAAGCCGTCATTCTTGCAGGGCCTATTTGTGTATTTGTGTAACCACTAAGACCTGTTGTTCTTAGGTTAAATCTATCACCTGCTGAGTATGATAAACCGTTACCACTAAGAGAAGAAAATGATTTTGTAAAGGCGCTGCCACCACTACCGCTACAATTAAATGTAACAGTAGTTGTAGTTGAAGCCGCATTTTTATATACGGTTATAGTTTGATTACTTGTGTTATCCTCACTACCTATATTACCAAAGGTAAAGTCTAATCTTGATAAGGTGCAAGCGACGGGAATCATAACACCAAAGTCTGAACCGCTTGAAGATTTAGTAGTATTCTGCGCCCCGTTACCGTATGAGAATTGATAACCGTTTGCGTTACCTGCGGTTGCAGTTGAAGTTATGTAGTCATCGGATTCTTCACCGACTATAACGAAAGTGTTCGTATCGCTACCACCACCTATCCCTAAATTAGCGGGCGTTATCTTTTTCCAAACATTTCCGTCATCAATATAAACATAGTCTGCATCTGCGCTATTTGTAGTAATAACTGCATTTGGTATATCATTTGACCTACCAACACCTGTAACTTTAACAACGGCATTACTGGCGTGTGCTTGCATTAAGATACCTACATTTTGTATAAGATGACTGCCGCTTGTAGGCTTTGTGTTTGTAACAGCACCCGCAGTAGTAGGACTTACATACATAGTTTCTCCTTCTGTATAGTTTGCTGCTATTCCGTTAGCCTTGCCGAATACTACTGCAAGACCTTCTGCGTCTAAGGCAAGCGTTTCATACATAATACCTATTGCGGGCATTGTTGATGTTGAATCTGCCCTTGCCTTTTTTACTTTTA